TATTAGTATGGCAAAACGTGATGAACTTGTCAAAGAAATAGAACTTCGCCTAGGCGGACAGATGGTGGATGTAGAACTCGACCCAGAGCACTATGACATGTCTATCCGCAAGGCATTTGAAAAATATAGACAGCGTAGTGAAAATGCTGTTGAAGAATCATTTATATTTTTAGATCTGCAAGTAGACGTTGCAGACTACACACTGGATGATAGTATTATTGAAGTTCGTGATGTTTTTCGTCGTGTTGCTGGTACACTCAACAGTAGCAGTATTGGAGATATTGAACCATTTGAAACTGCCTACTTGAATACATATTTAAACTATAGTGGTAGAGCAGGCGGAATTGCAACATTTGATGCGTTATCTCAACATCGTGAAACGTTAGGTCGTGTGTTTGGCGAAAAACTAATGTTTACTTGGAACACAGTTACAAAATCGTTAACTATTCATCGTAGACAAAAAGCACCTGACACAGTTTTACTATATACATACAAGCAACGTAGTGATGAAGAACTGTTAACAGACACTTACAGTGCACCATGGATTAAAGAGCTAGCATTAGCATATGCTAAACTCACATTGGCAGAAGCTCGTGGTAAATTTAATACCATTGCAGGCCCACAAGGCGGGACCACTCTTAATGCTGATATGTTACGAATGGACGCACAGGCATCAATTGACAAACTAGATGATGAACTTAAAACATTTGTCGATGGCCAAGTTGGATTAGGTGTAATTATAGGATAAACAACTTGACAAACGGTCCAGATCCAATTATAATATAATCATGAAATTAAAATTGCTAGTTATAGGCCATGGTCGCCATGGCAAAGATACTGTCTGTGAAATTCTCAGAGACAAGTATGGATATAGTTTTGAGTCCAGTAGTCAGTTTTGTAGTAAGAAGTTCATTTATAATGACCTTAAAGACAAGTACGGCTATGCTAACGAAGAAGAATGTTATGCTGACAGACATAGTCATCGTCAAGAATGGTATGATGCTATCTGTGACTACAATGTTCCAGATCCTGCCAGACTTGGTAGAGAAATGTTTGCAGAGTATGATATCTATTGCGGACTACGCAACAAAAAAGAATTCCATGCAATGAAAAATACAGGTGTATTTGATTATTGTATATGGGTTGATCGCAGTGATCATTTGCCACCTGAAAATAAAAACTCAATGAGTCTTGAACAATGGATGGCAGACTATACAATTTGTAATAACGGTACATTGGAAGATTTAGAATTCAATGTACATGCACTTATTTCCAATATTGATAGTTATAGTGCAAGTTAACTACGTAGTTTACCTCCGTTTCTCCCCTGATATATAGATGTTCTAATAAATACTAACAGCTAAGATATAAACCAGAGGAGAAATGAAATGGCTTTAGTATCACCAGGCGTACAGGTTAGTGTTACCGACGAAAGCGCATATGGCGCAGCAGGTAACGGTACCGTACCTCTTCTTGTAGTTGCTACAAGAGAAAATAAAACAGATCCTACTGGTAGTGAATCAGACGGAATTGCAAAGTATACAAAAAGCGCCAATGCTGGGGCAGTTGTTAGTGTAACATCACAACGTGAACTAACACAGTACTTTGGTAACCCAACATTTGCTACAAGTGGCACTTCAATTGTACAAGGAAGTGAGACAAGTGAATACGGTCTACTAGCAGCATATAGCTATTTAGGCCAAGGTGCACGTGCTTATATTGTTCGTGCAGATGTTGACCTAGCAGACTTGGACTCAACAACAACAGCACCGACCGCAGCATATAGCACAACTAATACTTGGTGGATTGACACAGATGCAAGTGCGTATGGAATTCATGCTTACAATTCAACAACAGGCGTATGGGAAAACAAAGTACCAACTGTAGAAGTAATTTCAGGTGCAGCAGGAACAGCACCAGTAGCGGCAGTTGTTGCTGGTGGTCATCATGTAGTAATTTCAACAAGCAGTAACAGTATCGAATACTACAAGGAAAGTGGTAGTGCTTGGGTAACATCAGCAGCAACATTGGCTCCACACTATAATACACCAGCAGCACCAAGTAACGGAGATGTTTGGGTTAAAACAACAAGTCCAGGAAATGGTATTAATCTTGTTATACAGAAATACACAACTGCCGACGGTTGGACAACAGTAACAGTACAAGGTGTAAGTGACGGAAGCGACAATGCAGACATTACTACATATGTGCCACAAAACGCTTCAAGCGCAACAGCATTGTCAACATCAACGGCGGTAGAAGGAAATATTCTACTAGGTGAAGCAGTAGACCAAATTGATTTACAAAAAGTATCAAGTGCAGGTGCTCCAGAAGCATTAGGCGGAGTAACTACTGCTGGTATTAGTTTACCAACTGCAACTGCCGCAGCAGGCCAAGTTTGGTTTAATAATACACTTAATAGTTTAAGCATGTATAAGCAGACTGCTGGCGCATGGGTAGCAGTAACACCAACATATGCAAGTACTGCACCATCTGCACCAAGTGCTGGCGATGTTTGGGTTGATACTACACTAGCAGGGTATAACCAAGCTAATGAACGTGACTATCCAAAGATTTATGTTCGTGATTCAGGAAATGCTAATTGGGTAAAACATACTAACTCAGATCAAACAACTGAGCGTGGTGTTGTATTTGCAAATTACAAAGATGGTTCAGGAACTCCGCTATCAACAGCACCAGATGCAGTTGTATATCCAGCAGGTATCTTGTTAGTAGATATGGCAAATAGTGCTAATACAGTTCGTGTTTATGATAGTACAAATGGATGGCAAAACGGTGTATCTAACAATAGTGATGGCAGTGGACGCTTTGGTCGCTTTGCACAACGTGCCTATATTGCTGCAAAAATGGCGGCAGTAGCGGCAGGAGAAGACCTGCGTGATGATCAATTTACATTTAGTTTAATTGCAGCACCTAACTATCCAGAACTAACAGACGAGTTAGTTACACTAAACAGCGACCGTGGTGAAACAGCATTTATTATTGTTGACACACCAATGAACAAAACACCAACAAATGCAATTAGTTGGGTACAGAATGCAAATAGTGCAACTGAAAACGGTGAAGATGGTTTGGTAACAAAAAACACATACAGTGCAGCATATTACCCAGCAGGCCAATCAACCGAGCCAGTTGGTGGAAAAACAGTTGTTGTTCCTCCAAGTCATATGGCACTCTACACATATGCATATAATGACAACATTAGTTTCCCATGGTTTGCACCAGCTGGGTTAACACGTGGTGTAGTGCAAAACGCAAGTGCAGTTGGCTATCTTAACAGTGAAGGCGAATTTAAAGCAGTATCACTAACACAAGGTCAACGTGACAGCATGTATCAAAACAAACTAAACCCAATTACAACATTCGTTGGACAGGGTACAGTTATTTTTGGACAGAAAACGCTTGCATCTACAACTACAGCACTTGACCGTGTTAATGTTGCACGTTTGGTTGCATACTGTCGTGAACGTTTTGATGAGATTGCTCGTCCATTCTTGTTTGAACAAAATGATGCACAAACACGTGCAAGAGCTAAACTAGTGTTTGAACGTTTCTTAGCAGACATCCTAAGCCGCAGAGGTGTAACAGACTTTGCAGTTGTATGTGACGAAACAAACAACACTCCAGCACGTATTGATCGTAACGAACTATACATTGATGTAGCAATTGAACCTACAAAGTCAGTAGAATTCATCTACATTCCAATTAGAATTGTTAATACTGGTACATTATCAGCAGTTTAATAATAAAAAATTAACTATATACTTAATAGGCGCCTAGTGCGCCTATTTTTTTCACGTAAAAATCATAAATACTATATAGCTAGTATTAGAGGAGACTAACATGGCGGTTTTAACAACATTGGGTGTGCCAGACAATTCAGGTAACACTACAACAATTATGCCAAAGCTACAATATCGCTTTAGAGTGACATTTCAAGGTGAAGCATTTAGCTCAACTCCTACAAGAAATGTAATCAGCGCAAGTAGACCAGGCTTAACACACGAGCAGATTCCACTAGATGCATACAACAGTAGAATTTATCTTGCTGGTAAACATACATGGGAACCAGTAAGCATTGTACTACGTGATGACATTGACGGTGTGACACTTCGTGAATTGAATAATCAACTTAATAGACAAGTTGACCACGCTAACCAGAGCTCGCCAAGAGCGGGTGCAGGTTATAAATTTACAACAGTAGTAGAATCATTAGATGGTGCTAACCCAACACCAGGTGTACTAGATACATTTGAACTAAGTGGTTGCTACATTACTAACATTCAGTATGGTGATATGGCATACAGCGCAAGTGATCAAGTTCAAGTTACTGTTCAGATTCAGTATGACAATGCTGAAATTTATGATGCAGCAGGTAACGCAACACTTACAGGTACAACACCGGATCAAACAGCAGCAAACGCTACAGGTTAATAGATAATGGGTTTATCTTCTAATACTGGCTTTTTTAACCGTGCAGCAGAAATTTACGGCACTGACACTGGTGCCGTAATAACTGCAAAGCCAAGACAAAAGTACAACTTTTCAATTTTTATGACAACAGTA